ACAGATTGCAAGGTGAATCGCTAGATGTTAACAAAACTTTACAATTCGCTAAATCTATCGTCACGATTGGGAAAATCTATCAAAATCGAAAAAACAGCCTATGCCTGGATATGCCCTGGGTGCGTACGATCGCGCTACGGGCAGATATGGAGGTCGAATTGCCCGGCGCATTGCACGAATAATTGCAGAGATTTGTTAACGGAAACATAAGTGATTGATTATACAGAGATTATCGTTATGCGGATAAAGTATCATAATGTATCACTGTTGGGTCAAATGAGATTTTGCGAGGCGTCGATGGGCTGCGGTTCTACCAGCGCCGCGGCCATGCAGGACCCCTGCCGCCCATGGACACGCCGGAACCCGTAGTCACTGACCAGCAGGCGGGAAAACAGGTTAAGAGACACACGCGCCGGGTCAAGCTGGCAGTGTTCGATGCAAGATTGATACAGGTCTCTGGTTAGGGTCCTGGCTAATTCGTGCTGTTGGGTGTAATCAGTCACCCACTGTTTTAGGGTCATGGTCATATGGGTTGCCCCGATTGATGGATTTGACAAGGTATATAGCATATATATATTTGTGATGTAAAGCACAATATATGATGCTCTGCTGCCTATTTAAGATTGTGTAATATAATGTTTGATGTGACATATATCTACATATTTTGGTGATGGATGTATATATTAAATGACATCAAGTGCAGGATTATTGCCTAATTATTAACCAATAAATGTATGATGATAGATTGTGATAGTTCAAACCATTGACGTGCTGCGCGTGCGCGTGCGCGTGAAAGTATGGAATGGTTCAATGTATCACAAACTATCATCATACACTAAATGGTACATTGTGATAGTTTGTCCGGATATATAATCTGTCAGGCCGTCGTGTACGATGTACACTATCCATCTCTTCTAGTGCCAAGCTTGACAAAATGTTGCGATGCAATAAGTATTTCAACACCACTAGCAAACGGATGTTGTTGATTTATATAGATAAATAATCCTATTTAACATAATGTTTATTATGCGAAGTACGATTTGGTGATAGTGAGTACCCACTAGTGTTAGGGTGGGGGGGTACCGTAAGGCGCCTGCTCGCCAATGGTTAATGGCATGGTACTAAATTTCCACAAAACGCATTTTCATTGGGTGCTATACTCAACCCATGCGATTTATCTTTTTGCTATTACTGTTAGCGGCCTGCCAACCGGAAACGCGGCCAGATGCGTTTACCGCGGCTCAACAGACCTGTGCCGGTTACGGCTATGCCCAGGGTTCGGAGGGCTTCCGTTTGTGCGTCATGCAAGTCCATCAGAATTATTTGCAGATGGATGAAGGGCGCCGGGCCGCTGCCGTCCAGTATTATTTGAACAGCACGCACTGAGTTGTGTTCCCCGGGGGACTGTCTTATACTCACCTTGTTGCACAATGTCACTCCTACGTTGTAATCTTGCCGCCAGTCAAACCTCCTCTTGTGCTGGCGGTTTTTTTTGGCCATACTCAGGCCATGGAATTGACAAAATCAAAGTTGGATAACTGCTATGAATATCTGAATAAAGAGGATTCGGCATTATTCGATTCTATAAAAGACAGCAGCGATCCAAAAGATATCCAAATTAAAAAATTATTAATAGACAAGGCCGGGGCCTGCCGCGCCGCACACTGTAACTCACGCTATTAATGCCCTCCACCACCCTGACCCTGCCGGAACTCCCCGATCATCTCGGTCCCGCCCAGCGTTTTGAACTGGTGGCCGCCGCCCCCAATACCATGGATATCGTGTGCCAACGCGTGATCGATGGGGAATCGTTAAAGCAAATCGCGAAGGCCTGGGCGGTCCCGCCGTTGCGTTTTACCGCCTGGGTGGGAGAGGACAGGGGCAGGCTTTTGGCTTATGATGGGGCGCTCAAAATCCGCGCGGACGAATTGGTGCATGAAGCCTACCAGGTTGCGCATGGATGCAAAGATCAGAAGGATGTGCCGGCAGCGAAACTACAGGTTGACACCAATCTCAAAATTGCGTCCAAATGGGACAAGGAACGCTATGGTAATGTCGAAACCCATAATATTAACAACCGCGTGGCGGTAGTGATTTCAGTTGAGGATGCGGCCTGCCTGTGACGGAGTTCGCGCTAACGGAGAAACAAGTAGAGGCCCAGACGGTGTTTGCTGGGAAGGCGACGCATATTCTCTTGTATGGCGGGGCCCGTTCCGCCAAGACGTTTTTCATCATCCGCCAGCTCTGTACACGCGCCATCGCCGCGCCGGGTTCGCGGCATTCGATATTGCGGTTCCGCTTCAATCACGTCAAGGCCTCCATTGTCCACGATACCTTCCCCAAGGTCATGAATTTATGTTTCCCCGGTTATCCGTACCGGCTGGACAAGACTGACTGGTACGCACAATTCGATAATGATGCCCAAATCTGGTTTGGCGGGTTGGATGACAAGGAACGGACGGAAAAGATATTGGGGCAGGAGTACGTTTCAATCTTCCTGAATGAATGCAGCCAAATCCCGTTTGCCTCCAGAAATCTCGCGGTCACGCGTCTGGCGCAGAAGGTCGGGTACACGCATGGTACACAGGAACCAATTTTATTACGGCGCAAGATGTATTATGACTGCAATCCGCCGTCGAAGGCGCATTGGGCCTATAAGATGTTTATAGAGAAAAAAGACCCGGACACCGGCCAGCGCCTGCACGCCGCCGCTGATTATGCCAGTCTGCTCATGAACCCCCGCGATAATCTCGTTAATCTGCCGCCGGATTATATCGAGACATTGGCAGGACTCCCGGCGCGGCTGCGCAAGCGGTTTCTCGATGGTGAATTTGCCGATGTCAACGAAAACGCCTTGTGGACATCCGAGATGATTGACAAGTGGCGCTTTGATGGCGATGAGTTGCCGGACATGCAGCGCGTTATTATCGCGGTTGACCCGTCCGGCGTCGGTTTCAATGAATATTCCGAGGGCGATGAAATCGGGATTGTGGCCGGCGGCCTGGGGATGGACGGTAATGCTTATCTGCTGGAGGATTTGACGGTCAAGACCGGCCCCGCCGGGTGGGGCAATATCGCCGTAAGCGCCTATGACCGCCACCAGGCCGATCTGATCGTGGCGGAAAAGAACTTCGGGGGCGAGATGGTAAAACACGTCATCCAGACGGCGAAGCCTGGGGTAAATTGCAAAATCGTCACCGCGAGCCGGGGCAAGAGTGTCCGCGCCGAACCGATTGCCGCACTGTCCGAGCAGGGGAAAATCCGCCATGCCGGGACGTTTCACAAACTTGAAGATGAATTATGTTCCTTTATTGTTGGTGGCTATAAAGGACCCTGTTCGCCGAACCGCGCCGATGCCTTCGTCTGGTGCATGAGCGAATTGTTCCCCGGCATTATCAAGGCAGACAAAAAGCCCGTGAAAAAATCGCGTTTCAATTTGCCCGGTGGGGCACTCGGCTGGCTTAATAGTTGAATGATTGAAAAAAGCGTTTATACTCTCTATGATAGTAGAATCATTAACTTCAGGAGATTCTATGCCTTGCGGTAAAAAGCACAAACGCGGCGGCGGCAAAAAAAAGTAGAGCGTTTTCACCCGTGGATAAAATCGCTGAAGAAAAATTCCTGAAAACGGCGCGTGAGCGTTTCAAACATTGCGTCGAACTTGAGGACGACAATCGCAAACGGGCGCTGGAGGCCATTAAATTCCGCGACCTGGAACAATGGCCGGACAATATCAAAAATTCCAGGGAGAACGACATTAACGGGGCGCGTCCCTGTCTCACCATAGATAAAGTCAACCAGTATGTGCGCCAGGTCTGCAATGACCAGCGCCAGAACCGTCCGCAAATTAAAGTCCGCCCCAATGACGATGTGTCCGATCCGGAAACGGCGGAAATATTCAACGGCATCATCCGCAACCTGGTGGACCAGTCCTGCGGCGACATCGCTTTTGACACTGCCTTCGAGCAGGCGGCGGACGGCGGCTACGGGTATTTCCGGGTGTTGACGGAATACCAGGAGGCCGATTCTTTCAAACAGACCATAGCCATCAAGCGCGTCAGAAACCGTTTTTCTATTTATCTGTCCGCACATCAGGAGCCGGACGGTTCGGATGCCGATCATGCCTTTGTCACCGAACGCATTAGCAAGGACGAATACCAGCGTGAATACCCGCAGACAGGGGCAACGCCGGAATGGGAGGATGCCGGGACTGGGGACGCCAGTAGTGATTGGTATGACAAGGATGATTTACGCATCGCCGAATATTTTTATACGAACTATGAACCAGTTGAGATCGTGATGCTGGAAAGCGGCCATGTCGTTGAAAAAAGCGTTTATGATGATATTAATATCACTGATAGAAATATTCTGAAGCCTGATTTTTCACTGGGCATGATCAAACAGGAGATCATCAAGGCAAGGACGGCCATGAAGAAAAAAATAAAGTGGGCCAAAATCACCGGGGCAAAGGTACTGGAAGAGCGGGAGTGGGCGGGTAAATGGATACCGATCATAAAGGTTTCCGGTGTCGAGATCGATATTGAGGGAAAATTGAAATTATCGGGCATGGTCAGACCGGCGATGGATTCCTGCCGCATGTATAATTATGCCGCTTCCGCCTTCGTGGAAATGGTGGCCCTTGCCCCGAAAGCGCCGTGGGTGGCGGCGGACGGGCAAGTGGAAGATCATGCCGAGGAATGGAACTCCGCCAACCGCATCAATATTTCCGTTTTACGTTACAAACCCATTACTATTGATGGCGTGATTGTTCCGGCCCCACAGCGCGTAGCATTACCCGGCGTTCCCCAGGGCTGGGGGGCGACCATGCAATTCGCTGAAAATGATATTCAGGGCAATATGGGCATGTATAAGGCGGCACTGGGTGCGCCATCAGCCGAGACTTCAGGACGGGCCATTTTAGCCAAGCAGCGCGAGTCCGACGCTTCCACCTTCCACCTGATCGACAACCTGTCGCGTTCCCTTATTCATTGCGGCAGGATACTTGTAGATTTAATTCCTAAAATTTATGACACCGAAATGATCGCCCGTATCCTGGGCGAAGATGGCACGCACGAAGCCGTAAAACTGAACCCGGCGCAACTGGAAGCTATGCGCCAGGTACAGATGAACGATGGCATCAAGAAAATTTATAATCTCGGTGTCGGCACATACGATGTGACGGTATCAACCGGCCCCAGCTACACCACCAAACGCGCAGAAGCCGCTGAAGGCATGGTCAATATTATCCAGACCAATCCTGGTCTGATGCAGACGCACGGCGATCTTCTGTTCCATAACCTCGACTGGCCGGGGGCCGATGAAATGGAAAAGCGCTCGAAGAAAATGTTGCCGTCACAGTTGCAGGGAATGGATGAAAATGATCCTGAAACTATCATTGCTGAATTACAGGGACAACTCCAGCAGCAGGCAATGGCAATGGAAGAAATGCAGACCGAAGCACAGAATGTCGAGCAGGGCAAACAGCAATTACAGGTATTGGACAGCAAAGTTATGGAAGCCGGTAACAAGGTCGAGATGCAGAAAGAAGGGCTTAAGCTACAGGAAGAAAAAGCACTGATCAGACTGGAACAAAAATCACTCGCAATTAACAAGGCGTTAAATGAACTTGAATTAATGCGAGAGAAAATAAAGTGCGATACGGGGATGGCGGAAAAAGAACAGATGCTAGCGCAGCGGGAAACGGATGTTGTGAATAATGTCAGTCAACCGATGATGGATGCTTTGCAAAATATTGCACAGCAGACCGCACAAGTTGCCGCGCAATCAGATGCTAACGCAGTGAATACCGCACAGATTATGGCCACCGTAGTTGACCGCATGACACAAGCACTGACTGCTCCCAAAAAACTTGTGCGTGACAGTGAAGGCCGCCCCACAGGTGTTGTTACCGGCTAATGCTCATTAACGGCGGACTCATCGCAGCGCAGGGTATCAAGCCAGAAGATGAAAGATATGGCTGGAAAGCGTACCTGGAACGGCTTGAACGCGAGCGGAAGTATGTACTTTACGAAACATAGTTTAATAAAAACCCCTCGGTCACGGGGAGGGGTTGGTTTCTTGGGAGGGGGAATTATGCCGCGGGGCAACCAAGAAACATGATCAGCTTAGTCAATTCCTGCCCGCTTGTCTGTACACCAAAATGATGATTTTTCAGTTATTTTATTGTCACTTATCAGGGATATATGATAGTTAGTGGCTAATTGTGTTGTAAATCACATGAAAAACAACGCAAAAAATCATATAATTAATCTGTTGTTCATCTATGCTGTCTTGCACAAACTTGATAAATATTGATAACCCGCGTCCTTGACTGGGCGTTAAAGGCGTTTTTTATGAGAGAAAAAATAGTCCCATTAAAGCCTGTTGTAGACACCATTATTATTACGGTGAACTACCACAATTTTGATAGGTATCACTACTTTAATTCTACTGATGTCTTGGGGCTTCATATTGGAAGCAATGATCTGAAACGTGCGTTCGATGACATAACGGGTGTAATTGAGACACTTATGGAAGCTAATTATGGCATCTTGTGTAAAGCAATTCCGTTAATGACATTTGATGAATTTCTGGCCGCCGCGAAAGATGATGGCATCAGGAAGGAAAATACCAATCGTTGCTTTGAGCTAAGAATGGCCGCATAACAAATGGCCGCAATGCGCTTGTACAGCAAGGATGAGCTGGATAACGCGCTTGTAAAGCTTGGCTGGCAGAAAACAGAATCTAAAGCTCAGACGGTTGAGTTTTGGAAAAGTGCGAATGGTAAAACAATCTGGCTACCCACCCGATAGTTACCGGTTCGATTCCGGCAGCCCGCTCCAAACCATTTTTTATCAGGGTACTCTCTGACACTTCAAATCTTAGATCATTCCTGCCCGGCACTACTATGGACAAGTTTATGCTTGATTTATTTGACTGTCAAATGACGGTCATTTGACAGTCATTATGCTAATATTAGCGCATGGCAGAAGAAAATGAAGTTACAAAAAAAGAGACTATCAGACTTCCTATAAGCGTTATTGAAACCGTGGAGGGGTTAAAAAGACATGGGATTATGGGTAAATCAAAAGCTGAGGTTCTGAAAAACCTGATTAGATATGCTATTGATCGACTTACAGAGCAAGAGTTTGTAAGAAAATCACTTGAATCAAAACGACTACTTAAATCTAAATCAGATCAATGAAAGGCAACAAACAACGGAAAACAGGGCCCAAAGAAGAACGGGTAAAGGTTAAGGGCGACTGGGGCAAAGTACATACTTCCGAACGCGAGCGAGAACAAACATTATTAAATAAAATTAAAGAAATTGTTAAGGAAAATCAAAGTGTACCTGATGTAAAAGTTAAAAAGGATTTTATCCAATCCGATGATTTTCTGAAATTATCGTTAAAGGAACAAAAGCTCATTTCAGAAATTGCAATATGGCAACGGCTTGAATACGAGTTAAAATTGAAACAGGCATGGAATATTTATCTGGAAGATGAAGCTTTGGCAATTTTGTTGCTAATGCATTGACAAGTTTAAAATAGTACCTATAATTTTTCATAAATTACCGGCGGGTTCACAGCCGCCAGATTTACCGTGAGCAGGTGTTGGTATCCTGCACGATGTCATCCGTCCTCATCAGACATATTAATTGAGGGCGGCCATGTCCCTAAAAACAATCACCAATAATCTCGGTTTCCAGCAAATCACCAGTCTGTCAGGTTCGACGGCGCTGACCCTCCCGTCAGTTTCTCTCGGTATCATGCCGAAGATGGCGGTCATTCATTGTGAATCCCAAGCGGTACGCTGGCGTGACGACGGCACGGCGCCGACGGCCACTGTGGGGATGCAACTCCCAGTGGGCGGAGAACTTATTTATGACGGTGATTTACGCGCCATCCGCTTTATTGAAGAAGTGGCCTCCGCCAAATTGGACGTCTCTTATTATG